CTGCACCACAAACTATTTTAGACTCTACTTTGGTCGCTGATGGAGCTACCCCAGGACCTATTCCAGCTTTAGCTGATAGAGTTTATAAAAAATTAGGAGGTTATGGGGAAAGTACCCCTTGGGGAGACACAGTAGACCAAAAAGATGGTACTTGGCTTTGTTCTTGGTTATATGCTCTTTCTTCAGAAACTCCAAGATGGTTAGATCGTTATTATCATCCCGGTAGATTAGCTTATGATGAGGTATTAGAAGGTGAAGCTAATTTTGGAGATTATTATAGTCACGATCCCATTTATTATGATATTCCTTCTTTATTGACTTTTGAACCTGGGGTTCAGTATCAATACTTTCATCAAGGAGAAAATACGGTCAAAGATATCATTGCTACCTTTTCCGGAGATGACAAAAGTCGTTTACGATTAGACATAGAAAATTGGAACAATGGAAATTCAGAATTTTTAGATACATCCATTTATAAAAATGTTATTAAAATAGATAATTTTAAATCAGATTGGGTATTAAGTTCTTCTGAGCCGGGTTATTTAGATCGTAATTTTTTGTCTTTTAATAACACAGACTTTATTAATTGTAAAATTAATTACAATGACTCATATAATTTAAAAGATGAATTTACTATATCTTTTTGGATCAATCATCATGATTGGTCAGAGGCTACATCTACGCAATTATTAGGCAATTTAAGAAGAGGAGGTTATGGTATATTTTATAATAATCTTTATCAAAATCCTTTTTTTGTAATTCCTGAAAATACCTACGGACATCTTTTTTATGTCAATCAAGAAACCAATGTTTATTTAGACAAAAATGTCCAATTTTCGTTAGGAGAATCTGCTAATCCTATTTCAGTGTGTATTAATTCTTCTAGTGAGGTTATTTCTTTAGATTCTAAAAATTTAAGAATAGTCAAATATAATCATATAGGTGATGTAATGACTTTAAATAAAACCCTATCAGGGGGAAGTTTTTTATTAAAGGGAGAACCGCGAAAAATGATTTTGGATGGTTCCGATAATTGTTTTGTTTTAACCACTTCAGCGACGTACATTTTTGATAAAGACCTTTTACTTTCAGCTACGGATTTTAATTCTCCCTATATTAATAATGAACAAATAGCTTTTGATTTTAATGGAAATTTAGTCAGAGAACCGAATTGTTTAAGCGTTAAATTTACTGAAGATAATCAAAAATGGGTCATTAAAAATGACGGCAATTTGTATTGTGATGATGTTTTAATAGAATCTGCTCCAACTAATGGAAAAGGTTCTACATTAACAGTAGATCCGGAAGGCAATGTTTGGGTTTTAGCTAATTCTGATCACATTTACAAAATAGATCCTATCAATAAAACATTAATTGCAACATACAATGTCGGGGTTTCTACATCTGAAGATGATATAAAAAATATAGGATTTGTTAAAAATTACAACAGAAACACCAATCAACATATTTGGTATGCAGTCATTTATCACAATTTTGAAAAGAATCTTTATTTTGTGACTTTAGATGGCAAAATTTCTAAAAATATTTTATTACCAGAGAAATTAAACATTTACGAAGCAGCAACTGCCCTACAAAATCCAGAAATTTTACAATTTACTGGAGGAGGAGATTTTACTGGATATGAACAAAAAAGAGTTTTCAATAAAGTAAAGTTTAACAATAATCCTCAAATTAATTTTAAGGTAGCAGTCAAATCTCCTAATAATTCCTTACCAAATTCAACTTATACTTTATCCGTTCCTGTTCACTATTTTACAAATAAAACTTGGTATTTAATAACAGCAACTGTAAAAAATAGAAATTTAAGTTTATATGTAAACAATTATTTGAGAGATAGTATTGAATTGCCTGGTAATAAAGATTTAAATTTTGAATATAAAACAGATTTTTTTATAGGAACACCTGCAGGCAAATCTGACAATTTTAATAAAGAAATACATTCTAATTCTGTTATTTGGAATGGTTATTTAGATGGTGTTAAAATATATGATCATCCTTTGGAAAGTAAATTTGTTCAATATTTTGTAAGAGAAAAAATAACACCTTTAGATATTGTCTGGAACCTTCCCACAGCCCCTTTACAATATGTAGAAGTTATTGATAGGTTTTTTAAACACAAATTACCTGGAAGTAAAAGTTCTTTTTTTAACGTGAGAATTAAAGGGTCTGGAATAAACAATTCAGAAATAAAAAAATTAATTGAGGAGAATTTAAGAAAAGCTGTTGAGCGAATTAAACCGGCATATACTGAACTTTTAAAGATAGAATGGATTGATTAACTGTTTAAATAATAAAAATGGCGTTTACAGCTTACAGTTTTAATCCGGGAGTACCCTCAAATATTTACCTACCCACTAATGGTAGTAGAAATTCTTATACATCCAGTTTAATTGCAGGTCTTACAGGAGGAGATACTGTATTAGATAAATGTTATGGTAAATATGGTCTTAATTGGAAGTGGTCAACATTTGAATCTACACCATCTGCGATTGACGCTTTAAGTTCCACACAAACAGTATACCCATCATCTTGGTCGACTCTTCAATGCAATTTATGTGCAGGTTCTCTTAATAGTGACAATCCAGGTACCTACTCCAAAAAATGGACTTACGAATTACCTCTTTCATCAGAATTGTTCAATCCTCTTTTTCTTGAATGTTCAGCCGCTTCTATTTTTTGGACGTTATCTACCACAAATTGGTCGGTGCAACAAACAATACCTTTATCGGTATCTAATTCATTTAATTTTGAATTAAGGTTGAGTAAAGATCAACAAATTTACACTGCAGATCCTTATCAGGATACCATTTTTACCTTAAATGCTCTATTATCAGTAACCTGTCTCGATCTTTTTAGCATCCCACTAACAACAGCAGAAACACTCATTTCTGAAACCTACAGTTTTACTGCAATAGCTCCTCCTCAATTAGACATTTACACACCAAATCGGTTTGTCTTAACTGGGGTAAATGTCAGTTTAGAAAATTTAATAACCAACAGTTATATCATCACAGCATTAAACATAGACTTTGATGATGGGAAGACCTTATATTTGTCGGGAAATCAAATTAATCAAAAATACTTCTCTACCACTTATGATACTATAGGTTTTAAAACTATAAAAATTACGGCTTACGTCAATTACGGCAGAGAACCTTATTTCACCACCTCTTATCCAGATCTTATTAGGGTTTTCAGTAATTACGATGAAGTGTCACCTAGAGAATATCGAATTGCGTCAGATCCATTAATTTTACCTTACCAGAATCAACCTACTATAGGATCCAATGATTGGGCTGTAGAAGATAATATTAATGTTTGTTTTAAACAATTTTATGAGAATTTAGAATATCTCAATTCTAGATCAAAAATATACAGTGACACCTATTCAGAATATTTTGGTTATTTGGGTACTTTACCCACCATAGTTAATGGAGTCACATCTACACCTGTCTGGACTTGGGAAGATGCGGATTGTTTAAATACTTCTTTAGATTATTCAATTACCTGGAGAAAACTTTTATCTGCGGATAGTGTAGTGGATACTGGGGAATTTGTTCCTTATGGAACTTGGGAAGATCAAGAATGTAGTGGTAGTTTAGTTTCTATCAATTGCACAGAAAGAGGTTCTTTAACAGGCACAGACTGTGTTGAGTGGAATTGGTATTCTCGTCGAAGTGATGTCGCTAATAATATTATCACATGGGCAGAAACCAAAGCCGGCACAGAATATTCTAAAAAATGGAGATTTGAATTATGTCCTAGTAGTCAATTTATTATCTGTGATACAGGTACCTGGAATGTCAATATTCCAGGTATTAATGATTATTATCCAGAATTTGCAGTACCTGCTATTCAAAGTAGATGTGTCTATTATGGGGTTGCATCTAAAGAAAACAAAATTTATCTAGCTCAAAAAACCCAGGTCCGTCTTTTATCCTCTAATAAAGATGCTACTTTTTATAGCAGCAGATCCTCTTTTGATGATGTTTTAGATTTTTCTAGTATAGAAGGAATTAGATTAAATTCTGAAAATAAAATTTTTATTTTAGACAGTATTCTTTCACAAGTTGCTGTTTATAATTTTCAAGAAGGGGGCAGAGGAGGAGATTGGAGATTATTTGTTAATTGGGGTGGCGTGGGTTCCAGTAATTATAAATTTTTAAATCCTCAAGATATTCACATAGATCAATTGGATAATGTCTGGATAGCAGACACCGGAAATTATTGTGTTAAGCACTATTCTAGTACAGGAACCTGGTTAAAGACTATCAAAGATGATTCTTTAAAAACGAATGCTCCCCTATCTATTTGTGTGGACAGTCAAAAACAATTACACATATTAACGACTAAAGAGATAAGAGTTTATTCTTATGAAGGAGAATTTTTATTCTCTTATGATTATTCAAATTACGTTTCTGAAATAACGCCTAAAAGAATTAATTCTTCGTATAATCGAGAAGTAATTTATCTAGCATTAAATAAACAAGTTCTTAAATTCTTCAGAAATGGTGTCTTTGCGGGTTACATCATTAAAGAAAAAAACAACGTTTCAAATATTACCGATGTGTTTCATGATGAGTATCGTAATCTTCTTATTACCACTAATGATAAAATAATGAAGTATTGTGATTTAATGACACAAATTCAATTAAAAGGAAAACTACCAGATTCTTATTGGGAATTGGAAGACCTTTATATACACAAAGAAGAATATATTCAAAATTGGGTTTATAATAAATCATTTCAAAGACTTTGGGATAATATTGAAATGTTTAGAAATTCTCTTTTATTCACACAACAAGGTTGTAAAGCTTATAAAGGACCTGTCTATACTAAAGATCAAATAATTTTAGGGCAAAATGAAATTGTTACTTCGACTGCTATTAATAGAATTTTAGGGTATTTGTGGATTAATTTTAATACCCTCATTGATTATTTTAATCCCAATTGTAAGGATTGATCCTAAATATATTTTACAATGTCTTGTCCAGTAATATACGAAATTCAAAAGACTCAATGCATAGGAAATTCATTGATTGTTATTAATGATAATTTTTTAAATTTGAGAGAAGCTGCCTGTGATAATGATTCAAGAATAGAAATTTTAGATAATCAGATAGACGATTTAAATACAAAAATTACGGAACTATCTTCTGTAATTGTTCCTGGATCTGCTAAAGCTTGGTGTAAATTTAGTGGAAATAGAGACACTAATAACGTGGTTTCTACTTTCTTTACTGACAGGTATATTTATAATAGTTTTAATATTTTATCCGTTTATAAAAAAGCAATAGGTGATTATCGTATTATTTTTACAAATAATTTTCCAAATAATAGATATGCGGTTGTTGGAACAAGCACTGAAAAAATAAATACAAATACTAATACATTTACTTGGTTTCAACCTTACAACATAACTTCTGCTTATGCTGAAGTACGAATTCAATCCTCTACTACAGGTTCTACGGTGGATCCGGATTTTGTGTCTGTAGTATTTTATTAATATGAGAATTTGTATTGAGAAAGAAGCTATTGCTACTATTGATTTAGATGAATGTTTAGGTCTTTCTTTGGCTACAATTAATACCAATTTTCAATTATTAAAAGAAGCTAATTGTTTTACAACCGAAGAACTTAATACTAAACAAATACAAATCAATGAAGTGCACTCAAGAATTAATTCTTTATCTGCTGTTTTATTTAAAATACCAAAAGCTTTAGTAACTTTTGACCGTACAACTGATCCTGTAAATATAATAAATTCTTTAAGAGTAAAAGAAGTATCTTCTCTAGATACAGGAGTTTATAGACTCTCTTTTGATCCTCCATTTAATGATACCAATTACGCAACTATAGGAACTTGTTATCAATTATCAGCTGTATCAGACTATGTATGGACACAACCCACCACTGAGGTAACTTCTTCGTCAATTGTGATAAATATACGTAATAAGGATGGCGTTTTTGTTAACCCAGATTACGTCTCCGTAACCATTTTTAATACTTAATATGCCAAGAATATTTACAACAGCTATACCAGATTCAGAATGCATGGGAGATTCTTTACTCACCATCAACACTAACTACGACAATTTAGACACAGCAGTTCAAAATTTGTCTTCACAAACTATTAGTATTACAGATACAGATACTATAGACTTGTCTTATAATCAAAATACTCGAAATCTTACGGCTTCTGTAAAACTTTCTTCTATTACCCAGGAATTTTTATCACCTTCATTTGCTTTAAGTTCTACACAAATTATTCAAGAAACAAAACCTGGAGCTTTTAAAAAATTTAAATGGAATTTAGGCGATAAAACAGCTTCTACTTTTTATAATTCTTCTTTTTTCCAATCTCAAGAAGGTGATTTATATGCTTGTGGTTATAGTAATGGTTATGGTTTTGGTATGGGCACAGCTGGAAATTCTAGCAACTACATGTCTAAAGGATTTCAAAAATTGACAATTTCTAATTTACTTCCAGGAGAACGTGTTGTGGAACACTATCTCACTGGTGGTGGTGCGACGTCTGCATATATTTTAACTAACTTCGGAAATCTTTATTCTACTGGTTATAATGGTTACGGACAACTAGGAATAGGCAATACCTCTAATAGATCTGTTTGGGTTAAAATCAATTTAAGTAATGTTGTTTATTTTGATTGCGGTAACACAGACGGTGCTTATGTACATTGTTTTGCTATTAATTCTTCTGGAGAATTGTATGGATGGGGTTACAATGGTTTTGGTCAATTAGGTAACGGAAATACCACCCAACAAAATTCTCCAGTAAGAATAAACGGAGGAGATATAGCAGGCAAAGTTATTAAAAAATGCTCAGCTGTAGAAGACGGTGGGTCTTATTCTTATAGTTTTGTTATTGACAGCGACGATAACGTTTATTCAGCTGGTTACAACGGTTATGGTCAATTAGGTCAAAATAATACTACAAATACTAACGTCTTTAAACAAATTTATTCTGTGGGGAGTCCTTTAAAAGCAGATTATATTTTGGCTAGAGGTTGGAATAGTCAAGGAACTTCTTATTTGATAAGAAATAATGAACTTTGGTCTTGTGGATATAATGCTTACGGTCAATTAGGTTTAGGGGATGTTGCACAAAGAAATGCCTTTACAAAAGTGAATGGAATTTCTGTTGCTAGTATGACTATTTTTTCTAGCAATGCTTTAAGTGTTTGCGTCAGACAATTAGATAATACCTTAAAAGTGTGGGGGTATAACGGTTATGGTCAATTAGGAACTAATAATACTACTCAACAAAATTCCCCAGTCACTCCTTTTGGTAATCCGCAAAATATTGTTAAAATCATGGGTAAAGGTTGGTCTGGTGCAGGTGCGTTGTGGATATTAAATTCTGATGGAGAAATTTTCGGAACGGGTTATAACGCCCACGGGGCTTTAGGGGTAAATGATGCTTCTCAAAGAAATCAATTTACTAAACTTATTAAAAATGACAATATTAAATTTGTTGATATGTGTCCTTTTGGTTATAGTGATGTCAATAATTTGATAGCTGTCACTGATAAAGGAGAACTTTATGGGGTAGGCTACAATGGAAATTGGAGCACGGGGGTTTTAACACATTATGCAGATAGTTTTTACGTTATCCAAAAATGTTTCGTTAACAGTTAAAAAATAACCTAAATAAGATAAATAAATATAACAATGAAAAATAATCCTCTATCAGATATCTATTCTCAAAAAGTTCTTCTTAATGAAGAAAAAACTCCTGTTGTTAAAGGAGCTAAAGAATTGGAATCCAAAATCGGCAAAGCTGGTTTAGTCGGCAATCAAGGACCAGAAAAGTCCAAAAAAGATATTGAAACTCCAGAAGAAAATAAAAAGTACTCTGATGGAGCTAAAGCAAAAACCATGAAAGAATCAACACAATCTTATGAAGGAGCTTTTGAAAAACTTTTCAAAGCTACTATTAACGAACAAGAAATGGAAGGACCTGGTATGGAAATGGACGTTGAAGTTCCTACAGAACCAGAAGCTATGGTCGACGAAATTGAATCTGACGAAGAAGAACAAGGTGATCTTCTTTCTGATCTTCGCGATGTCGTAGAACGCCTTCAAAGCATTCTTGATAATCTTTCTAATGAAGATTCCGATGAAAATGAATTAGAAAATGAGAGCGAAGAATCTGAAGGCGGAGAAAACGAAGAAGAGCCTTATGAAGAATCTGTTAGCATGGAAGACAAAGGTCATGCTCTTCATAACATGAAAGCCGGTACTGAAATGATGTCTAAAGGTAACATGAAGGTTGCTAGCAAACTTAAAACCTCAGGTGGTTCAGTTCACAAAGGGGAATTAAAAGATTCTCCAGAACCTAAAGAATTAGGAGATAAAAAAGGATCTCTTCAATCCAAAGGATCTTATAAAGTTAAATCATCCATCAATACTGGTGATTTCTTCAAGTAAGAAAATTTGACATATTTTTCGAACTAAGCCCCGTAAGGGGCTTTTTTCGTTTTTAAAACCCCATAAATATGTTTATGCGATTATTTGATAATGTATATAAGACAGCTTATATCAAAGAAAATAAAAATATAGCTCCTAATTCTTTAGATCCTCAAATTTTTTATTTTCCTGAATCAGGAGCTAATCCTATATTACTACCTTCAGTAAGGTCACAAATTTTAATGGGTATAGAAGAAATCAACAGAGTAGAATCTGCATTTACACAAACCCGGGTTTTTGATTATATTTTAACAGGTCCTATTTTTAATAAGAATGCTTCTGAAACCTGTGACATGGTTATCAAGGTACAAATTAATACAACACAATTAGATGATGTATTAAAAGAAAGAATCCTTCAAACTATTAAAGAGATTAACGGGAAATTGGTAGTAGGTACCAGACACCCATTAATTTATATACCAACTATTCGCAAAATAGAAATTGAAAAATTAAATGGAGCTTATCGACCCTGGAATAATAAATGGGAAAAGCTTCCAGATTTTTTACAAGAATCTAAAAAAAGTATTGAACATCTTTCTGATGTTAAAACAAAAGTAAAAAACAAACAAACCTTAACTAAGGGATTAAAAAAAATAGAAAGCGTTTAATCCATGGATAAAGTCCGTTATCTTAATAAAGGAATCAACGATAATGAACGTTATCTCATGTCCAATTACTGGAGAGAACAAATTGAACATTATGGTGTTGAAACTACCTATTACACTCACGGTTATACTTTAACATCGCATAATTTTTTATACGGAGAAGATCCTACATCGATATTTCTTAGTTCAGGTCCTGTGGTCATGTTAACCGATATTACCAATGATGCTATTATGCTTTCTAAGTTCGGCATTATGGCAGATTGTGATATGACAGCAGTTATTCATATTTCTTCTTATTATGAAATTTTTGGTACAGGTAAAGAACCTAAAGCTGGTGATTTAATTGAATTAAAAGAATATGGTGGTGCCGGAGATCGACCTGGAGGCAGGGGAGCACCTATTTACGAAATTACTGAAAGAGATGACCAAAATCTTCAATTTAATGCTAACCATTTAATGGGTCATTATATTTGGGTTATTAAATGTAAACGTTGGGAATACTCTTCAGAACCTGGTGTTCTTGCTGAACCCGAAAATCTACAAATTAATGATTCTGAAGAATATGGAAGAATGTTCGATAGTACTAATATGGTTGAGTTAAGTGTGCCTTATCCTGATAGTGTTGACGGAACACAAAAATGCATCTTTGATCATGATGTTACAGATGTTTCAAAAGATTATGGTTATTATGGAGGTTATGATGGTGTTCCTGTTTTCAATCCTATTACTACTAAAACTACTGTAGTGCCTAATGTAGGATCTGGTGGTGATTTAGTAGAAGCTTTAGAATTCTTGAAAAAAGTTAAAGAAGACTACCCTGCCATTGAAAAAGAAATTGAAACACCAGATGATGCCCCGTTAGATGGCGGTACTTTCTAAAAATAAGTTGACAAAAAGTAACTAGACGAACCATAAGTATATAATGTATAAATGCTTCAAAAGCAATATACACCACTTATAAAAATATGTCAAATTACAATACAATTTTAATTAAACGCCGTACTTCCGGCAGTGCAGGAGCCCCTGGATCACTTTCAGGCGGTGAACTTGCATTTAACGAGGTAGACTCTACATTGTACTATGGATCTAACGCTGGAGTAATTGCCATCGCAGGTTCTGGTGCTTATGTAAACCGCACTACTTCCCAAACTATCGAAGGGGATAAAACCTTTACTGGTCTTACCACTCTTTCATCGACAACATTTTCCTTAGATTCGGTTATCGATTTTGGTGGGAATGTTTTAACTAATGTTGCAGAACCTTCGGCGAATGCTGATGCAACTACTAAACAGTACGTTGATACTGCTATTTCTAATTTAGGTAATAGCGGAAGTTCAGCTACTACAGCCCTTTCAACTGAAGTTTACGACACTTTCGTCAAATTAACAGACGATCGTGCTGTTACTCTTACAGGTGGATTGGATGTCACTGGAGGTCTTGATGTAGATACAGTCACAACAACCGGTAATCTTGATGTCGGTGGTAGTTTAACTGTTACTGGTGACCTTACCGTTTTAGGTGCGTTTTCTCAATTAGAAACCACTACTACTGTTACCAGTGCTTTCAGTGTTACTAATAGTGGTTCTCAAACTGCTTTAACTGTTGAACAAACTGGTTCTTTTGATATTGCTGAATTCATCGATGACGGTGCTACAGCATTGATCGTTAAAGACGGTGGTAATGTCGGTGTAGGTACTGATTCCCCTAATGAAAAATTAACGGTTGTTGGTAATATTTCCGCCACAGGTTCTATTTATAGTGCCAATGGTATCGAAATTGCATCTGGTGGCGGTTCAACTACATTGTATGTTGAAAATGGTAAAGTAGGCATTAACACCGAAGCTCCTAATGAGGAGTTGACTGTTGTAGGTACTATTTCTGCTACTGAAGACATCTTTGCTCGTAATGGTGATTTCACTGGAACATTGGATATCGACGGTGCTACTACACTAAATGGTGCAGTTACTGTTAATAATACTCTTAACGTAACAGGTGCAGTAGATTTAGATTCTACTCTTAATGTTGATGGAGCAGTTACTGTTAATTCTTCTTTAACCGTAGTTGCAGATTTGTCAGGTACTGAGAATACTTCTTATCTTGTCAATTTCATTATTGACGGTGGAGTATTTTAAATTTAAATCAAAGAATATCAAAAACCCAGGTTCGAAAGAGCCTGGGTTTTTTGTTTTAATCTAATAAATAATCTTATGTTCGAATCAATTAAAAAATGGTTTACTAAAATAATTAAACATTTGTTCGGAGATTTTGAAAATACAAAAACAATTAATAACCATCTTCAAAACACAAAGGATACATTTACACCAGCTGAAATTGTTAAAAAACAACCAAAAATAAAACAAATAAAAAAGAATTATAAAAAAACGGCAAAGTATAGTTAAACATGCAGCCTTATTCAACACTCCTTCATAAACGTAGTATTATTGCCGACGCAGTACCTTCTTCTGCTATTTTATCAGCAGGGGAAATAGCTATTAACGTTGCTGATGGTAAATTGTTTATTAAAGATGTTGAAGATAACATTAAAACTTTTTTAAATACAGATCATTTACCCTATAATTTAAATACTTCTTTAAGTTCAATTAATTCTCAATACGGTAATAATACGGTAACAGAAATTTTAGGAGCGGTATTGGGTGGTGTAGATAATGATGTTTCAGGTGCTGGTTCTACTGTGGTCAATGGTTCCGATAACGATATTGAAGCAGATTATGCCTTTATAGGAAATGGATCAAATAATACTATCCTTTTACCTGGAGACTATGGAGCTATTTTAGGCGGGCAAAATAATACACTAAACCATCAAGAATCTTTTATTTTAGGTTCCAACATTACTTCTCATCTTCCGGGATTTACCTATGTTAATAATTTAAGTGCTACAGGAAAAATTTACGGTGATGGTTCAGGATTAACAGGAATTACTACAGGAACAAATAGTGGTGGGGAATATCTTCCTTTATCTGGTGGTACTCTTACAGGCAATCTTACCAGTTTATCCTCTGCTTATTTTGATGGAGAATTATATGCAGGTAATTACCCCACTACTACTTTAATAGTACAAAATTCTTTTATTGGTATCAATACAGAAACACCCAATAAAGAACTTACTGTCGTCGGTGAGATTAGTTCTACTGGAATTGTTTATACTGATGATGATGTAGAAATTACAAATTCATCTAAAGGAATTATCCTAAGATCACCTAATAATTCTAAATGGAGAGTTACTGTCACTGATCTAGGAGTATTGTCTGTTACCTCTTTATAAAGATACATAAATAATATGTCATGTACCAAATAAAAATTTTAGGTAAAATTCAAGCTTGTGGAAGATTTGTTGTAAAACAAATCGAATGGATTTTAGCTACAGGATTTTGGAATGACAATGGAGTGTGGGATGACAGACAAAGTTGGATAGATTGAATATATGGCAAAAGAAATTATCAATAACGGAGAATCTGGTTTATCTGTAAGAAATAAACTCAATAGTAATTTTACAGAGCTTTATGATTCGATGGGTTTTGGGGTTGATACGGAAGTAAGGTCATTAACCTCTAATTGGGAAACTGCTTATGCTTATGTTAGTGCCAATTCAGTAAATTTAACAGCTACGAATATTTTTGTAAATAATGATTTGACAGTGGTTGATACTGTGTCTGCAAAATACTTTCAAGGCACTTTAATTGATTGGATGACTTTAGTAAGGGGGTACAAGACTACACCAACTTTACTTGAAACCGTAGTTGGAGGGGAAGTATACACTTATGTATATGCAACTACCGGAACTGATGTAACATATTATAGATATATAGCAACAGACGGAAGTGAAGATTCTTTTTATAGTAATTTCTCTAGTCCGACTCTAAGTAATCTCATAGCAACAAAAGCAATAATTTTATAACATGGCAACGTATATTTCTAAACAATCTGGTCTTTGGAGTTCGGCATCAACTTGGTTAACAGCGGCTGCTGGACAAACTACTCCTACTACTGATGCTGGTGCTCCTCCACAATCAGGTGGGGGTGATAAAATTATTATAACAAATAACGCTACCGTAGAATACGATGTTGTTGGGACTTTTGGAGATGGCGCTTATAGAGCATACGGAGCTGCTGGTCAGTTTGATACTGATACGTCTTTAATTGCAAATGCAGCAATTGTGATATTTAACGGGACTTTAAAAGCTAGTAGAACACAAACAACCGCATTGACAGCAGACGGAAGTATATTTGTTAATTTTGGATCAAACATACCCACACTTGACTGGGGTTCTTCTACTGATCCAATATCAGCTGCTGGGGTTAATGCGACTTTAACTCTTGGTGTTCCGTCTCTTACTAGTTCTGTAAGATTTGGTATATTTAATAGAGCTAGTACCTTAGCGGATAACGGCACTCACAATAGCCGTATAACTTTTTGTGGAAGATCCAAACCGAGAAATACAACACTAACAGCAAGCCATATAACAGGAACAACTACACTTTCTGTTGCTGATGCTACTAATTGGGAAATAGGCGATATGCTTATATTAGAAATCCCTCAACTTAAAATATCTGGAGGAGGATCAGCTCCTGTTAATGATATACGAACTATTACTGGTATAAACGGAAACGTAGTAACAATAAACACCGGAACAACAACTAATTTCCCAGCTGGAAATTATGTTGGTAATATGTCTAGCAATGTAACAATTAAGCCTGGATATTATGTAGAAAATTCTAGTACACCATGTAACTCATTTGGTATAATAATACAACCTAATGGTAATAATTCTCTTTACCAATTAAAGGACTGTAGTTTTACTGGGTTTATCGGTGTAGGTGCTAACGGAGCTATTTTTAATATTACAGACGGTACATATGCTAGAAGAAGCCCAGAATTAGAAAACGTTTCGTTTTATTCTCCCACAGCAGGAACTATTTCTACTTGGATATTTAATCAATTATATGGTGTTACATATCCGTCTAAGTATAAAAATATAGCAATTTACTTAGGGACTTCAAACGCTACTGAGGTTATATCGTTGCGTACAGGAGGTTCTGTAAATATATCTGATTCCGTTGTTTATCAAACAAGTAGATTTTTTAGCGGTGGGTTATTTTTAACTTTAACTAATAGTAGAATTTTTTGTTCTTCGCGTTTCAACTTGTCTAACTCCACTGCGTCTACAACAAAAATAAACAATTGTATTGTAAAATGCAATGCAGCATCACCGTTTATATCACTACCAGGAACGGGAAACTTTTTAACGACAATTGAAAACACCGGTATTCATTTTCAAGCTACAAACGGGTCTAACGGTTCTTTGCATACTGTTTCTGAAGGAACCCCTGGAGTATATACATTTAGAAATTGCTCTTTATCAGCAATTAATTACGGGCTTAACACTAACCTTGCTTCTTCTAAAGATTTTGCTTGTAATGTTATATATCCAAATAATGACAAATTAGCTTCTAGAAGATTCTCTTCATATTATAATTTAAGTGGAAACTACTCCAATAGAAATAGAGGACTTGCTTCCTATGAAGCTGTTGCAGTAAAGCCTATCGCATCAGGAGTATATACAGTTTTTCCTTACTACTATACTGAACTCATACCAGCAAGAGCAAATACACCACAAAGATATGTAGGGTACATCAAGTATGATTCTACATATGGTGGTACTAATTTACCGTATATACAATTTACGGATGATATTAATACAACATCTGTAACACAAACATTTAGTTGTTCTCCAGTTTCAAATGAATGGCAGAAATTTGATTTGACTGTGACACCAGTATACGATGGTAATATAACAATGACGTTTTATGCCCAAACTACTTCCCTTGCTGCTAAAACATATTTAGATGGTTTGTACTTTGATCCGCTCTGCCCTGACGCGAGGCATTATGGGTTTGTTTTTGATAAAAATCCATATAGAACGGTTAACGTTTTAACAACGTTAACAGAGAATCAAGTATCTGCTATTTCAACTGTTAATAATCTTGATTATCTTTATGATGCATCAAATTATTGGTCTGTTACAAATCCGTCATTAACTGCATATACTGATTTATATACCCAAGACGGAAACATATTAGACTTTGGTTCTAAAAATATTGTTATTGATAATTCGGTATCTGAAGCATTCTCGTATGTGGATGCATCTAGTACGTTAACAATTAAAACTGCTCTATTATCCAGTGGTAGTAATTTTATCGGATTAAAGACAACTGGAAACATTTATCTTTCTTCTGGATCTACAATCGGAGAAATTGACATCTACGGGAATGTATTCCAAGCAACACCTGTAAGTTTGTCTGGTATTTATATGGAAGGAACTCTTGCATATAATACTGATTCTAACACAACAATTGAGTACACGGATTGTACAATGGATACTGTACAAAACGATGGCACTGGAATTGTTACAATTAAGAAAACTAATTCTACAATAGCTAATGGTTCAGATGCAGAGATTGTTGACTTTATTCCAACCATTTTAAATGTAACTTTAAATGGCGGATATATAGCAATATATGATGATACAGGAACAAAACAGTATTATCAAAATACTGATGGTACAATTGTATTACCATCAAATGCTACTGGTACATGGACATATCATATAGCTAGGTATGGCTATCAGTATGTTCAAGGTTCGTTTGTTGTTGATGGTAATGTTGGTGCAACAATTGAAATTAATCCTAATTATGTACCTGACAATTTTGTTACATCCGATCCTGCTACAGTTGCTGGTTATGGGGATTTAAATACTTCAGAAAAAATTTACAATTATTTAAATTACTGGACTACAACATCTTCGGGTATTGATTATATTCCGTTTTACAGTAAAGCATTTGGTTCGTTGACAATTAACAAAAACGTTACACTTGATGCAGAAGCTGCAAGTATACTAACATACAATGGCTCAACTTTATTAACATTAAAATGTACTGGATTAAGCGAAGACATTCTATTTGTTTCTAATGGAAATATTATTGATCAAAACGGAACAACTTATTCGGATGACGTTAAAATAAGAGCAGCAAATCTTAACAGCGAATTGATACTTGGTGGTATAACATCTATAACCTTTTTCCCGGATGAAGCTAATAGAGATAATAACACTAATCCCGGAGACACCCCAATGGGAACTATCTACAGATTTTTATATGGAGATATTGTAAGTGGCGTTACATTAGCTGGAACTATCTATGCAAGAGTTGATGTAGCTGGAACAATCTTGTTGTATTCAGACGCAATTGCAACCGGAAGAAATGAATTGGAATTTGGTACTACTGGAACACTTCAACAGATTGTTAGCAATCAAAAGATTATTAATCAAGGCATCCAAAAAGCTAGTAAGCTTATTCCGCACACAACCAATATATAACATAAATCTTATTAAATAATAACATGGATGTTATTAGTAATGTACCCCTTTCTGCAGGTCCTGTTGGGTCTACCCAATTAAACCATAAAACCAATAGTTACGAATCTTTAGCAAAAAGAATTCGGAGACAGATGGGAGAACCCTTAGTCAATGTAGAAATTGCTGATGAACAAATCTATGATAATATAGATATAGCTATTGAATACTTTACTAAGTATGCAGGGTATACTGAGGAGTATTTACTTTTTGATTCTACCAAATACATTAATGGTTATGGTATGAGAGTAGATACCATGATTAATCAAACAGAAGAATTATATGTAACAAGTACAGACGGTTTATCTGGAGGTTATGATTATGATTTAGAGTCTTACAGAAAAGTATTAAACTGTTTTTCTTTTGATTACGGTGAAACTACAGGTATTAATACTTTGTTTACTTTAGAGACTGCTATGGCAAATCAAATTTACAGTTCCTATATGATAGGAAATTTTGGTTTCGATTTAGTGACTTGGGAAGTTCTTAAAGGATTTATTGATACTAGAAAAAAAGTTTTAGCACAAACACCTCATTTTAGATTTGATCCCAGAACACAAATTTTAAAAATTATTCCAGAACCTTTTCCAGATTTTTCTTATCTGGGTATTGTAGGTTGTTATATCGAAAGACCTATTCAAGATCTTATTAAAGAAAGATGGATTCAAAGATATGTATTAGCTCTTTCTAAAATCACAGTAGCTACTGTAAGAGGTAAATTTCCGGCAACTAATCTTTTTGGTGGAGGTACGATAAACTATCAAGACTTTTTAACACAAGGTATTACAGAAAGAGATGCTTTAGAAGTAGAATTAAAACAAGGCTATGAAGATGCCAATCCCTCTTTATTCTTTATTGGTTAATTTTTGTTAAATACTTTTATGAATTTTCAAGATACTGTTTTACAAATTTTAGAAGAAGCTACTAATAAAGATAAAATGCCAGCTAATAAACCTCGCCGCATTCGTAAAGGTGAACCAGGTTACGGAAAAAAGAAATTTGTGGTTAAGGCTAAAGAAGGAAATAAAGAAAAGATTATTCGCTTTGGGGATGCTAATATGAAGATTAAAAAGAATATTCCTGCTAGAAGGAAATCGTTCAGATCACGTCATAAATGTGATCAAAAGAAGTCTAAGTTAAGCGCTGGGTACTGGGCATGTCGCAGTTGGTAGTATAGACATAAAATAATTCTTTATGGTTCGCCCTAAAAGAAATATGAAATACAAACAAGGTATTTTCATTCCCAACCACCCAGAAAAATACAAGGGATCTACACCAATTATTATGAGATCGTCGTACGAATTTCGCTTTGCGCGTTGGGCTGACAATAATCCAGCTGTAATTTCTTGGGGTTCAGAAACTATTATTATTCCTTATCAAAATCCCATGACAGGAAGACTTCATAGATATTTTGTAGACTTTAATATCACTTTAAAAATTAAAGATGGAACTTTTAAAAAGTATCTAATAGAGATAAAACCCCATAACCAAACTCTTCCCCCTAAACCAGGAAGAAATACTAAATCACTTTTGAGGAGACAAGCTGAGTATGTTAAAAATCAATGTAAGTGGAAAAGTGCCCAAGAGTGGTGCAATAAAAAATCTTATGAATTTTGTGTTTTAACGGAGAAACACTTATTTCAAAAATAAACTTAAACTTTATTAGAACCTTTACCAGTAGCAACAAATCCAGGTTTACTTTCCTTCTTAGGTTCTTTTATTTCGGTTGTCGAATTTTCTTCTTTCTCTTCTTTGAGAATAGATCCTCGAGAAGCTACGTTATAAGCTAATACTAAAGAAACTGCTAAAGGATCAAATACGCAAACAATAACAATAATAAAGAGTTTAACAATGGTCTCTAATGGCAATCCTAAAGACTCTGCTACAAATTTAAAAGTACCAATATCATGCACCTCGTTATTTTGTTTTTGGAGTTCTAAAATTTCATTATCTTTTTTAAATTGCTCTTCTCTTAATTGTTCATTCTTGGTGTTGATGTTTTGAAGTTCTGTATTTGTTTTTTCGATAGCAGCATAAGCTTGTTCTCTAGGTGCTTTATAATTTCCTGCGTCTTGAACTCTTTGTTCTTGAGTCTTTCTTAAATCATTTAAAATTCCAATACGTTTAGAATTTTGTTCGATTTCATTAACAATACTATTTTTTTGTTCTTCCAATAATAGAACTTGTTTTTCTATAGTTTCTAATTTTCCAGCATTAATTTGAAATCCTGAAGAGAGATAACCATAGATACCCATAGAAGTTATTCCCATTAATACCAAAACCGCAATAATAAGATATAATTTTAAAAACCAAATAGTTTTATTCCAATATCTATAAAGAAAAGAAGTAGCCACTAATTTACCAATTTCTAAAGCTCCTGCCATGATTAATACCTGAAAGTAATGACCCGAAAATAAAGTAGCTATACCCAAAACAGAAAAGTAGGCAGCACATCCAGCAACCAGAAAAGCAGCTAATGCTAAAATAATAGTAAACATAACAGATGTATTTATGGAATTTGTTACATGATGGGATAAATAATAATACAACCATGGGACTAAAATTCTTAGTAGAAGATATCCACGAAGGCCTTGATTTTATGATCGAGGAGAAAAATAGACAAGGCGATCAAAAGCTTTATATCACAGGTCCTTTCTTAATGGCGGAACAAAAAAATCAAAATGGCAGAATTTATCGTTTAGATGAAATGGTCCGCGAAGTAGAAAGATACTCTGATGATATGATTAAAAGTCGTAGAGCCATTGGTGAAATGAATCATCCTCAATCTACGGAAGTTAATCCTGTTAATGCTTGCCACTTAGTCACCGAATTAAAACAAAGTGGAAATTACTTCATGGGTAAGTCACAAGTATTGAATACTCCAATGGGACTTCTTTTAAAGTCCTTGATTCAAGACAATGTTAAGATGGGTATTTCTTCTAGGGCTTTGGGGAATATCACAGAATCTGGTGGAGCTAAGAATGTTTCTAATTTCCATTTAATTTGCTTAGATGTAGTTCATCAACCCTCTGTTCAAAATGCTATGCTGGAATCTATTATGGAATCCAAAGAATGGATGATTCGCCCTGATGGTTCTATTGTCGAGTGTGCAGGGCAAGCTTACAAAAAATTGGATGAAACATTAAGAACCTATCCTAAACATGGAACTGATAATTTTCTCAAAGAAGCATTAATGAACTTTATTAATACTCTCAAAACAGGTAAATAATTTTATGGATCTAAAAAAAATAACTAATGCTAGTACAGCAGAATTAAAAAAAATGTGGAATAAACATAAAGATGATGAAGGTATTAGCCCAGTCTTCGGACAACAATTAAAAAGAATAGCACAAGAACTTAAAAAGAGAGGTGAAAAATTGAACGAAGAAAAACTTACAAACTCTATTATGAACGAAGAAGCTAAAAAATCCATTCAACAATTTATTGGTAATATTGCTAATAAAGATTATTCCTCCGCCCAATCTACTTTAGAACAAGTTGTAGCTGAAAAAATTAAAAACAAAGTTAGAAATCACATTAGTAACAACGAAAAGTAAACCCAATTTGAATAAATAAAAATATAGACTATGGACTTCAAAACAATTCTTAAAGAACAATTCAAGGATCTTATTACAGAAGAAACTCTCACTAGCGTTCATGAAGCTTTCGAAAAAGCCGTTGATGAAAAAGCTGAACAAAAAGCCCAACTTCAAACTGAAGCAGCTTTACTTAAAATCGATGACGAACATACAGCTAAGTTAGAACAACTGGTTGAAGCCATTGATACGGATCACTCAGCTAAGTTACAAAGACTTGTTGAAGCTATTGATTTTGACCACGCTCAAAAGATGACTAAGGTTCTTGAGAAGATTGATGAAGATCACACTCAAAAACTTCAATCAGTTGTTGAGAAGTATGAAACCGCTCTTCAGGAAGAAGCTAAGTCTTTCCAAGAAAGAATTGTAGAAGAAGTTTCTAACTACATGGATCTTTATTTAGAAAAGGTTGTTCCGACCAAACAAATTAATGAAGCTGTCGAAAACATTCAAGCTCAAAACATGTTGAAGCAAATTCGCCAGATCGTTGGAATTAACGAAGAATTTATCAACACAGAGATTAAGGAAGCTCTGGTTGATGGAAAAAAAACAATTGATTCCTTAAAGAAGGAATTAAATGAAGCATTAGAAGCTAACACTGAATTGAATCACCAATTCAATCAAACTAAGTCAGCTCTATTGCTTGAACAAAAAACTAAAGACATGCCCGAAGCGACAAAAAATTATGTCACTAAGCTTCTTAAAGGCAAGTCTCCAAGCTACATTTTAGAAAATTACCAATATGTAGTTGAGATGTTCGACAAGGAAATCTCAGAGCAAGAAGATACTGCTAGAGAAAAGGTTCAAAGACGGATAGTTGAGGCCGTTGATGTTCCTCAATCGGAAAGTCTTCTTGAAGAAGAGATTTCTGTAGCTCCAGTTAAAGTTGAAACTGGGGTTAGCGGATATCTGAATGAGATGAAGAAATTAGATGGTTCTAAGTTAAACCTTAAACACTAATTGATTCATACTCGCGTTTCTTTATAACAAAGGAGAAAAAAACTATGGAACTTCTGCACATCGATAAATCAAAGGCCGAAGCACTTGTTGAGAAATGGGCTCCAGTATTGGACTTCTCTTCCAACAAGATTGCTGCTATCTCTGATGAACGTGTTCGCTTAAACACCGCTATGGTTCTTGAGAACCAAGAAAAGTGGTGCTTTGAAGCCTCAAACCAAGCAGGTGGAACCGGATCAGTATTTGGTACTGTTAACTCAGGCCAATACGGTGGAGCTGTCGGCAATGCTGACACCTACGCCACTGGTGACGCCCGTCTGCCTAAGGTTCTCATTCCGATGCTTCGCCGTACCTTCCCTGAGTTGATCACTAACGAAATCGTTGGCGTTCAGCCCATGACTGGTCCAGTTGGTCTCGCTTTCGCTATGCGCTATAAGTACGAAGGTACATCCCTCGGCTACAGCGCTAATGGTGACGGCAGCAACCCATCAGGCCCAATCAGTGGAAATACTGCGACATCACAAGGTAAGGAAATCGGGTACAACTACTTAAACACTGCTTTCACTGGTACATCCAGCGCTAAGCTTTCAGGAAATGGCGATTTCGCTATTCTCCCTGAAGATGCAGGTGTTGCCGCCCTTCTTTCCCAATTTGAGTTGTCCTCAAAGATCCCACAGCTAACCGTTTCATTCGAGAAGACCGCAGTTGAAGCCGGCACACGCCGCCTCGCTGCTAAATGGTCAGTTGAACTCGAGCAAGATCTGAGAAACATGAACGGAATTGACATTGATAATGAACTTACCAATGCTATGTCTTATGAGATCCAGGCTGAAATCGACCGCGAAATGATCGCTCGTATGATTCAAACCTGTCTCAATGCCGGTAAAGGCAAAGGCTATTCCACATGGTCCGCAATCTCGGCTGATGGCCGTTGGAGTGCTGAGCGTGCCCGTGACTTCTACAACCGTGTT